AGTCAAACGTCTGCGAAGTGATGGAAAAATTATTGGATTGCATGGGGTACGCCATCAAGACGCAGAGTTTGGCCAGGAATTATCCGATGAATATATCGATAGTGGTATTCAAGAGTTTCAGAAAGCTTTCGGATTTTATCCTAGATACTTCAAGGCTCCACAGTTAATCCTGAGTAAAAAGAATAGGAAAAAATTAGAGGATCGAGGACTGAAGATTAAGCACAAAGTTAATCAAGTTCTACACACGGTTTACCATTCACCACCCGCACCACCATCGACGTAATTGAAGAAGAAGTGATTTTGTACTGGATAATAAATGTTCTTTGATGACGATGAGGGTGAATTTGACGAATATGCAGGAGAGGAATTTGGTGATGACTACGCAGAAGAAGATGAATACAAACCCGAGGCTGATGCATGGGAACGTGTTGGAATGCCTGGAGGTTTGGGAGGGGAGAGAATTTTTGGGGTAGGTGTGGAAGCCGATCAAATGCGCAAGATGCAGCGTCTTGCCGACAAATCTGTACAGACTGCTGAAGAAAAGCTCAAGATTAATATTGACATCACTGGACGTGAATTAATGGCTGTTGATGCCCCAGGATTGTCTGAGGGAGATTTAGCAGCAATTATTGAAAAAGTTGATTATACTGACAAACCACAGTATCTCAATCCATTAGGATTTATTTTAGGCTATATTGCCTCATCAGGGGGCAAACAGATAAGCAATGAAAAATTCCAGCTTGCACAGAGAACCAATGTATTTTATAAGGAAGGTAGCGGGGCCAAGCCAGAGGATATTCTGCGCTACGCGAGACACTGGATAAATATCTAACTTTTATCAGATAAATTTGATAAAAAATTTTTGAATTTACTACAAGAAATGCGTTGTAAGTGCTGTGGCAAACGTTTGAGGAAAATGATGGAAAAACTCCATCGCTGTAAATGTGGCGATTTATACTGCCATGATCACAAACTATCGCATGACTGTGCGCATGACTACCGTGCAGAACACCGAGATAAACTGGAAAAATCTCTGGAAAAAGTCAATATCAAAAAGGTCGAGACGTTCTAGTACTATTTTCCATATGTTTTTTAGCACCTTTTAACATGAGATCAACTAACAGAGACATTCCGGGAAAACGTCTTTCACCACTTTGCTGTATTCGCCAATTTTTCTTGAAAAATTCATCAACTTTCGTTGGGTCATACATTTCTTCGATACCACGTGCATCAATTCCGGTAGCTTCGTAGAACAAACGGGCCATCGTTGGTAGGCTGGTGACAAAAATCTGTCCAAAACTTAGACTTGGTCCCAGCTTACACTCCTCACGACATAACGGGCAAGTGACAACTTGCCCCGCACGAGTCTGCGACTCAAACCAGCGATTCAGACAGGTTGTGTGAAAGCAGTGGTTGCATGATGTTTTTGTAACAACTGATTCCTCGTTGAGTTGTTCATAGCAAATCGGACACTCTTCAGGGCGATTATCTTCCATTTCTTGGCGATCTTCAAGAAATATAATCAATTAATAAATGGCAATGCTACACGCCGATTTACCACCATGCACACTACAACAAGTGGGCGATATTGTTGATCTATTGAATCATGTCGATATTGCTGAAGCAATGTCAATAGTCACCGTTGATGGATTCTATGATCTTCCTGAGAATATTGTCAGTATTTTTGAACAAGTGCGCAACACCGAGCCTATCGCAAAAGGCGGCTTCAAACTAGGCATCTGGCCGTTAGACGGAGTTTGTAAAGGAGGTGAAAACTATGTGCTAAAGTTCGAGACAACTGACGATGCAAAGAACGACATTGGCTGTGCAGCTTACTGGGAAAATCTTCAATTGCTTGAAAAAGATAGTTCAGGAAAAAAAGTCCGTGTATCACGAATTATGTTTTACTGCACACCGTTTTACATTGAGTTCTTCCTCAACGCACTTACTGATGTTATTACCAGACAGCGTTTGACACCTAATCTTCTACGTACACCTGTACAGTATTATATTCTTGAACTGCAAACAGAAAGTTATGAGGGAAGAAGTCGAGGAGCCATTACAATACAGGAAAAGGTCTCTGGTGACTTACTACACCTCTTGAAACATCAGAAAAGTATGACAGGGTCTGGAGCGCTAACTTATGAATACGTGTTACACTACATTATACAGATTACACACTGCCTTGATCTATTACAGAGAATTCTGCGGTTTCGTCACAATGATTTTTGGATTCGCAACTGTTTTATCGATTACCGCAAAGATGCGTCAGGTACGCTAGAATATATCACAAAATACGGTCATACCTTTTACTTACAAAACCAGGGAATGTACATGAAAATCTCCGACTTTGGCTGGTCCAGATTCGAGACACATTCCCTTGTTGGCAACAACATTGACTGGTTACCTCACTCAGAGGAAACTCTGAAACGCGGGTTTGGATGGGGAAATCGCCTGGTTGGCAGAAAATACGTCGACTACCTTACACAACTTGCCGGATGGCTGGTAATCATTTTTCATCGTTACCCTGGCATGAGCCAGAGCACCTTTTTCAAGAAGAAAAAGGTAAAAACACGTAGTGAAGATTCCCTTTTTTCTGACTGGTTGGAACACTGGACAATCGACCTTTTTACAGCATCTGATGAAGAAATTACAGAATGGCTCAAGTGCGTTCTCTTCCTGTTTCTCCTCTTCTTTTTTGTTATCACAGGTCCAGACTTTGCACCAACATTTTCACAATCTGGTCGCGACCTCAGTCGAGTCGCAACAAAAATTCTTGATCAAGTCAAAAAGTGGCGACGACGCGAAAGGGACAATCTATCACTTTATCAAAAAATCGCCGAACATATCGCCAACTTCCCAGTAGCTCGGCAAAATAGCTCAATATTTTCTGCAGCAGATGTATATTCATTCTATTACAAGTCAAACTCTGATGGTTTCGCGAAATTTTTACAAGGCCAAATTATCATCGAAGCCCCGTTCGGATCCCAAAGACCTCTACAAGCACGTATTCCTCGGCCGTTAGAGTATCGTTTCTCTATGCGTAATGTATTCACATTTCTCTCGGATACTATCGAAGGTCTTGACTCACCTAGTTTGCTTTCCACACAAAATCCTGGGGGGAAAGTTGCGTCATATGATACACGAAAGATCGACAAGTTCTACCGTTACAACAGCAACAAGGCACGATTCTTTGAGTTACGCGAGACAGGCCCAAAAAATATTCAACCACCAAATATTGTTATGCAAAAAGTCGGTGATATTCCTGCGACGCGCCCGCGTAAATCGCGAAATATTGGTCATGGCATCGAAGTGTACCAATTTGAGACCCAATTCTCCCCACTGGGACTTGTAGACCCACAAAATAAAAACTTTCGTATTAATGGTTGGGGACGTACAGAAACAGAAATAGCTATTCCTGTGTCAGAACCCTACGACAAAATTAAAAATTCTTGGCAATTCATCAATGTTGTGAGAATTCCTCGACAATCATTCTCTAAAATCTCGCCAAGTCTCTATCATTATAAATCTGGGCCGAAAAAGACACTGTATAATCTTTTCAGTGATATTCGATACAAAGATGTTGGCGTGGTAATGTCTGGAGACTACTTTTACTATAAGAACTACAAGCAATTGCCTGATGGTCGTTATAGGGTCATGAGCGGCTGTTCTCCTCCAAACTGCGGAAAAACAATCGGTTGGGTACGTGAAAATTACGATCAGGAAGCATTTGTCGACTACCCTCCTGTACAATTTTACGACAATTACTATGGATTTATCTGCATACAATATGACAGAGAAAAAGGTCACCTCGAAAAAGCCAGTATATCTCCCGTAAAAAATATCGAGCGATATATCACAAATGATCCTTGTGGAATTATTCTATCCGGAGCCCCTGTACTCTTACAGAATGGTGAATCGTACTTTTTTCAGAAACAGATTCTACAAGGCAAATCTGTGAAAAACCAAATGTCACTATTGGAACGATTCATGAGTCCCAGGTCTGATGCCAATCAAGATCCAGAAAACAGAGGAATTAACGATATGACAGGTATTGGCCCGACAGAAGATGCGCCAGTAATTGGCGGACAACTCCTACACTTGCTCGCACCAAACCCACGAGCTGCATTTGGAGTCACTGAAAATGGGGATATTCTGATGGTCTCTGTGGAAGGGCGTAAGGCTCGTGGAGCTGGTGTTGATATTATCCAATTAGAGAAAATTATGATGTCTCTTGGAGCTGTTGAGGCAATTAATCTGGATGGAGGCATGACAGCCGATATCATTTACAAACCGCAATTCTCAAATCCCTCGGTAATTGTTGAGACAAACCCTATGCACAAATTCAAGGGTAGTCTCAAACAACTTGGAGTAATGCCGGGATTGCGCCCGAGCACTGCACTAATTTTTACTGGATAGTTAACAAGTAACCTTGTTAACTATATTATGTCGCCACGCTGACTTGCTCACGAAATCTATTCAACTCATGTTCCTGCATTTGCCATGGCCACTTGTCGGGTATGAAATATTCCATCCGATCTGAAATATCCCGATATACATATGAATAAACCTCCTCAAAATTTCTAAAGTACGGAATATTTTCTTCCAACAAACCTGTAAAATTCCAGTACTGCATCATATAGGTTACCTCTGCCATACGTCGAGCAACCTTATCAATATCTCTCTCACGACCCTGCAAAAATGCCCGGTATCCAGGTACAAACGGGTTGATGCTTACACCCATATTTTCCGTTGCAGTTTTTAGAGATTCGTGCATAATTTCCTTGCGTTGAGCGTCACGTAATTGCCGTTTTTCACGTTGCTTATCAACTGCGTCTCTGTAATTTTCCAGTGCGTCTACCGTACCAAAACGGTGTAGAGATGCTCGCACGACGTCAATAGTGTTATAATATCGCGCTCGGGGAACGCGCGTAACTAGTTCTGAAGGTAATGTACGAAGTACCCGCAATGTTACCCTGAAATATCCATAAGCATCTTTGTGCATTACTTCGGGATATGCCTTTAGCATTGTCTCATAAAATACAAGTTCGCGCATTACACAAGTTTTTGGCAGTTGTCTTGACGCGACATGATAGACAATCGAAGCTGATATATCAATCGATCGACAGCAACACAACACACATAAATCTCTGACCGTCAGATAGGACGGTAGATCTTCACACAATAACCGTAATACTGAAAATACTGTCATTTATTGATATTTTATCTACCTAGAATCAATTGATATTTTCCAAACTCCCAGAGATCAGAAAATGACCGATGTATACTATTTACCTATCGAGGGGGATCATGTCAAACCCGCCGATGGAAAGTATCACATACATGACCAACTACTACAAGTGCACATTCACCGTCAAACTAATAAAATCCACCACGACAGAAAACCAGCCATGGTCTTTCCTAACAGAATTTCTGTATGGGCGATCCAAGGAGTGCCGTATGGTCTTGAACTTGCAGGACAGTATTACACGGTATTTCCTCCCAAAAGCAATAAAAGAAAATGGAGAGTCACCAGTACACGAAAGATCAATAA